AACGATGGATCAGGCTCAGGTTTAGATGCTGATTTACTAGACGGACAGCAAGGTAGCGCCTACCTACTTAAAACTGGTGGTACGGTTACTGGTGCAACTACATTCAACAACCCTATCAAGGTCGTTAGCTCAGGTAAAACATTAGACTTCGGCTCACTGAATAGTACATGGTGTCACTTCAATACAACAGCTACATCAGGGTTCTACTTTTACGACCAAGTGTACTCTGCGTCTAACATCACTGCTTACTCAGATAGACGGGTAAAGACTGATATCGTACATATACCTAACTCACTTAGTAAGGTATGCAGGTTGAATGGTTATACATTCACTCGAACTGACGGTAAACATAAAGGCCTTGTACAGACGGGTGTTATTGCACAAGAGGTGCAGAAGGAGCTACCTGAAGCGGTAGTTACTGACCCAGAAAATGGGCATCTATCCGTAGCTTATGGCAACATGGTTGGGCTACTAATCGAAGCCATCAAGGAACAACAGACTCAGATAGATGAACTCAAACTTAGATTAAAGGAAATAAAATGAGTAACTTTGTAAGTCTTTATGAAAAGGCTATACCTGATGACCTTTGCGACCGAATTATTGAAAAACATTTAAAGCTACAGAAAAACTCTATAACTGGGCCTCAATTAGGCCAAGACACTAACCCTGAACGTAAGGACATAAGCTTCTTTTTAGATATAGAGGATGGTGATTTAACTTCTGAGTTTATGGATGTTGCAATAGTAAAATTGCGTGAGTACATTGACGAGCATCCTTCTTTAGCTCCTAGAAATCTTTACTTAAAGAACGTTAAAGTACAAGAAACTAGACCTAAAGGTGGCTTTCATACCTTTCACTCTGAACGTGGGTTGCAAGAGTATTCTCTTAGGGAATTAGTGTACACAGTATACCTTAACGATGTTGTTGAAGGTGAAGGTACAACTGAGCTTCTTGAACAAGGTCTTAAGATACAGCCTAAAAAGGGGACAATGGTTATATTCCCTGCTGCATGGACACATACGCATAGGGGAAACCCTGTTTATAGTCAAAGAAAATATATAGCAACAGGCTGGATTAGTATGTCTGAAAGAGAGGGGATATAATATGGCAGTAACATTAGTTAGTACAGGGGTTCAATTCCCTGACAACACAATACAAACATCAGCAGCCTCAGGTTTGCCTGCGGTTAGTTCAATGACGACGACTACTAGCTCAGGTAGTAATGGAACTTATTTGGGTAATGGCGGTAGTGGCTGGTACTACTTTTCTAACTTTACCAAAGGTAATCAAACCCTATCCTATGTTGAAGGCTGGAAAACAAAGACACAGTTTCCTTACAATAATATGCCCATTGAGACTGGCCCAACTGGTGGCCTATTTTGGGCTAACGGAACTCCGCGTCTTAACACTACATATTATTCGGTTAACAGTGGCTCTGGCTATGCTGGAGCTACTATAAAATGGCGAAAGCTTTAGGGGTTACAAATATGATTATTCAAATTGATGTAACAGATGGTCGTATACTTTCTTGGGGCTTACTAGAAGGTTCTTATGATTTAGAAAACGATAACAATGTAGTAGAAACTCTTGAGTACACAGGTGTTGATGAAGAGAATTATCATGAGTATCTCTGGTCTGAAGGAGGCACGTTTACGCACTCCCCGCTACCAGTGCATGCTATAGATGGGGAGGAGTCATTAGACCCTCTGGCTTTCCTTAATCAAACTGATTGGTATGTAATCCGTAACCAAGAGACAGGTGCAGATATACCCCAAGACATCTTAACGGCTCGTGCAGAAGCTCGTTCAGCTATCGTATAATATTTTAAAACAAGGAGTCAATTATGACTGAAGCAGCAATTGAAGTAGAAGTAGAAGTAACCCCAGCTCACCTAGTAACATGGGTGACTAATGAAACTGAGGAAGCTAGTGCTGACTCAGTCTCTGTAACATTTACATGTGGAACCACAGGTATCACGCATGACCGTAATGTAAACACCGTAGGCTGTGAAGATGATGCTGCCATTGAGCAACGCTTATCAGAAGTAGCAATGGGTGTACACAACAAAATCTGTGTAGGTGCTATTGCTGCTCCTTCAGAAGAAGCTGAAATAAACCCAGAATAGGAAGTAATAATATGAGCGAAAGTAACGTAGTAATGATTAACGACAGTAGTTATGTATTCGATGACCTGTCTGAGAAGGCTAAAGTATCGTACCAGCAACTTTTGTCGTTACGTAACCAGATGGCCGACTTATCCATGAAGCAACAACAACTTGCTGCTGCACAATCAGTATTTGAACAAACACTTGAAGCTGAGCTTGCTGAACAGCCTGCTGAAGCTGAAGTAGCCTAATGCGTAGGGCGATATGGTTAGTCTTATTAATACCTACACTGGCTATGGCTGAACCTATCGTGACTGACTCCACTACTAAAAGTACAGTTCACACGACAGGCAGTGTAACTACAACACTAAAGTCCCCACCACCATCTGCTATCTCCCCCTCATTAGGTGGTAGTAACTCTGACTCATGTACAGTTGGGGTGGCAGGTGCAGTGCAGACACAGATCCTAGGTATCTCAGCAGGTACTACAACTCGTGACCTTAACTGTGAACGATTGAAGAACGCTAAGACCTTATACGACATGGGTATGAAAGTAGCTGCAGTGTCAGTGTTATGTCAGGACCTCAGGGTCTTCGATGCTATGCTGATGGCAGGTACACCATGCCCGTACAACGGGATCATCGGTGCTGACGCTAAGATAGCATGGGAAAACGATGAAGCTAAAGTACCCAAAGCAGAGGCTATGGAAGAGGACGGGACTGAGAAGTTCTTATTCGGCCTTGGAGGCTCTCTACTTGGACTCCTACTGTTGCTATGAGATTAATCTTAATCGCTCTCACAGCGGCTCTGGTGAGCTCTCAGGTACACTCTGAGTATCTCTATGGTATCTCGGGTGACATGGCAGGAACTGGACACACTTGGGGTATGAACATCGGACCCAGTAATACCAGAGGTCTCAGGATTAACGGAGTGTACTATCAATACACCCCAGTTAAGAATACTGAAGATGATATGGTGGTCTATGTCAGAAACAAGAAGATTGGTGGAGGCTACATCTTCGAGAGTTCTGATGACTGGTCTGGGTTACCCGGGGGTATCCCGATAACCCGAGGGTTCCTTGTGGATAACTCACCCATAGAACTCTGGGGTGATGGTTCCATAGATGTTGAAGGTACAGGCTCCGTCAAGGATGCTAATGTCATATACAGTTACAAGTATAACAACGACTGCCTGACACCAATGTCTGACCCCTCATGTCCCGGATATACCGATGCAGTCCTTGGGATGATGAACAACCAAACCATTGAAGCTTATGATTCTTTAAGCGACAAGAACATCACAGATGTACTGGACGAGGAAGTAGATCTGGAAGAAGACACCGATGAAGAAGAGGCAGATGAAGAGAAAGAGATGCTTGAGAAGATCCTCAGCAGTGTAGACGATTCAGTCTTATCTGCCAATGTGGTCTCACAGAACCTCTTGATGTACGCTATGACTCATGCTGGGACTATGAACACCTACTACGATAAGAAGTTAGCAGGTGGTGTGTATGAAGAGACAGTAGTCTTGGATGGTGGTAACTTACCAGACAATAAGAAAGGTGCGAGGGCAGGTCTGGCACAACAACTATTACATACCCAGATGGTAGGTATGCAGTATAAACCGAAGGAGTAACACATGAAGAAATTACTAATAGCAGGTGCTCTGCTTGCATCCTGTTCACCAGCGTACGCAGGGGAGACCCCTATCGTGGGCAATGTACAAACCCGATGCCTTATCGTAACAGACACCAATGGTGTGTTCGGTAACCCGTTACCAAGCAAGCTAAGTACAGCTTCCGCTGACGGTGGTGTTGTACCTATCGTACGCTATGATGTTACCCTTGCAGATGCTTATCTTGCCAAGGTGACAACACCTACAGCATTCAGCTCTTCACCAGCACTGTCAGACGCAGTAGTCTGGACTGGCTCAACAGCAGTGACTAAGACCTCAGATGCTGGTATGGCTGCGTACGAGACCGGTAAGGTAACTTACGGTTCTACTACTCAGTTTGACCTGACTCTTGCAGGATCCACATGGTTCTCCTCAGAGGCTACCGCAGTCTATGGTGGAACTAAATCATTTCCCGGAGGCAGCTACACAGCCATCATCTTAGCTGAGTGCATTGCGAAGTAACCTGAGAGTACTCTTGTCTTTCATATTGGTTACACTAAGCACTACTGTGTATTCACATCAGATGACACCCACATACCCTAAGTTTGAACTGTCGTTCATTCCGGGTATCTCAGTGACTACAATGAATCTATTCAACAAGAGAACAGATGTAGCTTACTATGAGGTCGGGGTGTTCACTGATGATTGGGAGCCAGTGCCCTTTGTGTCTCAGTACAAGGTAATACCTATGAAGTACTTGGACACCATCACCTTTGATGTTTATGTAAACAACGATGCCTTAAGGTCTGTTGAGTACATATGCTCTCAGTCAAAGCTGAAGCTGGGGACTACTGTAACATCTAAGATATGTTCGAGGATAAAGTTATGAAAAGACTACTATTGGTGACACTCTTAATGTGCACACCTGTACTTGCAAGTAACTCGCTTTCTCTGCAACTACCAAGCAGCAACTCAAGTTACCAGTCAGATAAGTTTAAGACTGGTGACTTAGACTGCTCAAATGCTATAGGTGGTACGATAAACTTAGAGTTCGGAGTAACAGGTATCATCAACAATGCTACAAGCATCTTTGACTCCGGTGACCCTACTCCGCAGTCTAAGGATATTGGTATCTTTGCCAGAATCATAATGCCTCTTAATGCCCCCAAGGAAAGAATCAACTGCAACACGTTGTACTTACTGGAGCTTAACAAGAAGCGTCTTGAGATAATGAAGTTAGAAACTGAACTAAATGCCCTAAGAAGGCTACAGCTGGAGGGGTGATATGGCAGAGATAGAATATGGTGGCGTCAAGCTAGGGGGCAGTAAGCTGCTCTTGATAGTCCCACTGATAGGTACAATCGTAGGTGGGTTGTGGGGTGGCTTTGAAGCCTACCAGAGATACCTAAGTATGGAGGCAAGGATTAACGAGTTTGTCACACCAGACCTCTCAGACTATGATAAGCGTATAGCTGTCATGGAGGGTAAGTTTGCTGTTATAGATAAAGAGATGGTCCTACTTAAAGACACCTCAGAAGGGCAGTATATAACTGTAAGAGACCTTAAGACCTCCCTAAGGGAAGATATCAATAGGCAAGAGAAGATCATTGACAAGGTTGAAGACGATATCTCAGCTGTTGAAACAGATGTAAGAGCCACAATAGACACTGCTGAAGGACGATTTGAAAGCAAGAGAGACCAGCTACAGAAGGACTATGTACAGAAGTCTGACACTATCCGTGAGGATGTGGAACGTAAGATCACGGACCTTGAAACAAGGCTAAACAAGAAGTTGCAAAGAGCTCTGGATAATCCACTAGCCAACTAAAAGGAGTTACAATGATGTCAGGAATGCCGGACTTCGAAGCTGGACAATTAGTACACGCAGTAACTCAACTAACTAAAGATCTAGAGGTACTTACTGTATCTGTGGATCAACTAAACAAAAGACTGGCTGAACAAGAGATTCAGTTAGCCAAAGGCAAAGGTATGGCAGCAGGTGCATTAGCACTGGCAGCACTCCTTGGTGGCCTAGGTGCGTACATAATGGGTAAACAATAATGACCCCACGATGTACCATATGTAACTCATACAACGTAGCCAAGGGCTCGAGGGTATGTAGGAATTGTAAGAAGGAGAGGTAACAATATGTTTGGATTACCAATGGAAGCTGTCACCATGATGGGCAGCACCTTAGGTGGCGCTGGAATGAAGATGTGGGCTCAGGCTCAGGCAGATAAAGCGGAGCAACAGAAACAGCTAATGGCTAGGTTCGATGCGTCTGAGAACAGCGTCAATGCTGCAAGGGCTCACCAGAACCCTAATGCCCAATGGATACGCAGGTTCCTTGTAATCTCATTCATGAGCATGGCTATGTTCATACTACTTGCACCTATCTTAGGTTTCAGTACAGTAGTACCTATAGATGTAACAACAGGCTTTAAGGTACTGTTCTTTGACTTCACAAACACTGTGACAGAGTACGTATCTTTGAAAGGTATGGTGACACCAGTCTGGCTACCACATGCAATCATGTCAGTAGTCGGTATGTATTTTGGACAGAGCATCGTAGCTCGTAAATAAGGAGGCTCTAATGCCATTTCAAATAACCCCAGAGATTGACTTCTCATCTGTGGGTCTAATCACAGATATGCCAGCACACTCTCTACCCCAAGGGGCTTGGAGTGACTGTCTTGATATAAGAGTAAAAGATGGTTCAGTGCAGGGTGTTAATGACTTTGTAGCTGGCTTTGGTGTACCCTCTGCATACGCAGCAGGAGAGCCTGTAGCTGTTACTCAGTGGACTCCAGCAGGATCCACATTCCTTAACATTGCTTACATCATTAAAGATACCGTATCCCCCACAGGAACTAAGGGGCGAGTCTTTGTATATAATTCTAGTACCTTACAGAACATAGAGATTACCAATGGACTTGCAGCAGCTAACTTCGAGATAGATGATAACTACCCACCACAATTGTTTGTGTTCAATGGGGTACTCATCTGTAACCCCGGAACTGGTAACCCACAGTATATCTCAGCAGATGCTACAACTGCAGGTAACCTCATAGACCTCCCTAATTGGGCAGCTATGGCTGGTACTCAGTATGCTCGTGTTATGCGTCCATACAAGAACCGTCTAGTGGCTATGAGCTTCTATGATGATAAGGATACAGCAATATTAGGTGATGATGCAGCGTACCCCATAGACTTCGTGTGGTCCTCTCATGTGACTGCGTTGGACTCCATAGCAGGAGTACAGTGGCAGGCTTCACTTGTCAACACAGCTGGTGATGCTTTCATGACTCAGACTCCGGGACGTATACTTGACGGTAGACAGTTAGGTGAGTTCTTCATAGCGTACAAGACAGACTCAGTAGTCCGTGTGTACGAGACTGGGGATAACTTTGTACTTGGCTTTGACTCTATCTTTGAAGATGATGGCCTATACTCTACAAGGTGTGTTACCACTATTGGTGACTCACAGCATCTCGTTATAGGTAACTATGGTGTGTACATCCATGATGGCCAGTCCCAGAAGCAAGACATCGCCAAAGGTCTATTTCAAGACACTATGTTTGACCTAGTTAAAGGCACTGACAAAGATAAGTCTTTTGTATTCCAACAGACCCGAGACAAAGAAGTCTGGTTCTGTTTCAGGGAGACTGGAACCACTGGCTCGGGCTGCAACAAGGCCTTTGTGTTCAACTACGCAGACCAGAAGGTCCACATCAGATCACTACCTAACATCACAGATATGTATGAGACTGAAGTTGAAGGTGCACTACGCATCTTTGCAACATCACCTGACACGAACTCGATTAAGGAGCTATCCAGTTCAGTGTTAGTCTCCAATGGGTGGTTCGTACGTACTGAAGATGACCTAGGTGCAAGAGCTCAGTATAAAGACCTTGACACTATGTACCCACAGTCCGATGGTATTGTTAATATTGCAGTGTTTGGTACTTCAGCTAAGACCTCTGACTCTGCTTTAACAACCGGCTTCAACAGTACATCAAGAGCCTTTAACCCTTCAACTGGACACAAGGTTGATGTTAGGCAGTCTGGCAGGTACATCAACGTACGTGTCACAATGTCTGGAACAGTTAACCCTAAACTCACATCAATTCAATTCAGCTTAAAGCCTACAAGTTGGCGTTAATCTAAGGAGTAGCTATGGCTAGTATAAGTGAAACAGAATTACAGAGAAGACTGAGGTCCCTCGAACGGGGCGTTGGCTTCGGAGCTAATAGCTACAGTGGTATAGTGGATCCAGCAGCTAATGGGTCTTATAAGGAGAATGACACATACTATAATGCTGCCACTAATAACCTATGGATATTCAGTGGTGGCTCTTGGACATTAGCTAACAAACAACTACATATCAGGTATGCTGATACAGTGACTAATGTCTCCGAGCAAGGCCTTGTGTCAAACCAGAATGAGGTAGTCTCCTTCTCTGAACTCCCTTTCAGTCCCAGTGGTACTCAGAAGCCTTGGAGAGGGCTCTGGTGGGGTTCAGTTATAGCTTCAACAGATCCAACAGACTATGAGTGGACCTACACTTCAGGTGCAGGTGCTATCTCTGTAGGTATATACTCCTCAAACGGCACTGTATTCCGTAATGACACAGGTTCAACAATACTACGTGCTGATGTAGACATAGGTGGTGAACTCCAGAATGACA